CGTTATTAATGCGTTTGGTGATGGTAAGCTTACACCGAAGGAAGCTAATACTTTAGCTGATCTAATTTGTAAGGAGGCAAAAGTTGAAGAAACGACAGAACTTCGGGCTAAGCTTGAAGCCATTGAAGAACATTTGGACATTTATTAAAGGAGTATTTATGCCGCTTAAAAAGGGAACATCGAAGAAAATTGTCCAAGAGAACATACGCACTGAGATAAAGGCTGGAAAAAAGCCATCCCAAGCCGCAGCTATCGCTTACAAAAAAGCGGGAAAGAGTAAGAAGAAAAAATGAGTCAGTATCAATTACTAAGAGATGGATTACATTTACTCTCTGAGGCTTGTGCGTGTTTTAATGAGTTAGAGCATGATCAAGGGATTGCGCTTTCTGTGATGGTCAATAATGCCTTACTGTATGGTCGAGCTATTTTGAATGACAAGGACCCGCGGGATGGCTGAATTAGATATCTATGGAATATGTCAAACATGCAAAGAAGAACACGCAATAGAAGATATTAAGCTCACTTGTGAATGGTGTGTTGAAGAGACGCCCATACGTGAGGCAATAAAAGAATGTTTCACCAAAATATCATTTATAAAAGACTTTCATGATGATAATTTCGAATCACCGCATGATAAAGAAGTATTTATGAAAGGTCTTAATCACGGTTATCACGAAGCATTATTTTGGATAGCTGATTATTTTGATTTAACAGACATCTTTGAACAATTGAGCGAGAAGAAAAAGATTGAGAAACCGAATCAATGAGCTTTACAAAGAAGTGTGTAAAGAAAAGCCTACCTATCATTTTGTAGTCGTTGATAGTGAGAAGGGTGAAACAGTCGATGATGTTCCACATAGAACATCCGATAAGGATATTGTAGTATGCTTTGTGACCTAATTAGAGGATAAAAATGAAGATAAATGTTGATGGCATTATTATTGAGACAGAAAGAGAACGTGCGGTAGAGCCTGTAAAACCTGATGTGGATATGTTATTAGCGCGGATCATGGATTTAGAATTTGCTGTAGATGATTTGCGTAGGGTAGTTAAAGATCAATGAATGATGAGTATGAAGAAATTGCAGATTTTATAATAGAAGCAATAATAGGTGTTGTTATCCCAATAGTATTTATTTACGTAGCATTTGGATGGGAAATGACATTAGGTATAGTTGGAACATATTTATTGTTAAGGCTATGAACAATCTACCCTTATACTTGCCTGGTGGTTTGATTGTTCCGCCTCCCCTCCCTGATGAGCCATTAACAGAATATTGGTTAGTGTTTAGTGATTCGACTCAATGGATATCAGCATTTCTAAAGCCTGGGTTTTCCCATTGTTATGTTCTAACCCGCGATGCTTATAACTGGATGGTGATAAATCCAGAATTATTATATTTGCGAGCTGAGATTGCACCGATCCCTGCAAATGAAGATTTAATAAGCATCTGGTGTCAGCCATACGAGACGGTTGTTAAGCTCACTTTTAAGCCAAGACATACTATGATGCGCTTTGGTATCTGTGGGATGTATAGTTGTGTGACGATAGTAAGATATGTGTTGGGCTTGCAGGGCATAAAAGCCTTGACACCTTACAGGTTGTATAAAAAGCTGCTAACATTATCGGATAAAGATTTGCAGAGCATGAGGCTCGCAAATGTGGAAGTAGTCAAACAAGGAAGTTACCAATGTCTGAAGTCGGAAACGCAATAGGCGGGTTTTTTGGCGGATTATTTGGTGGTGGTGATGCTGAGACAGGAATAGACCCAGAATTATACCGCCAACAACGAGAGTTAGAAGCTCAGCAAAAAGCTCAAATCCAGCAACAAAAGCAACAACTAGAACAGCAACGCATATCGATGTTGCGTGGTCGATTCTCAAAAGGCGGAGGGGGCACCACTGCTGCTACGGCTGAATCACCAGCTAACACGGATGCGCAAGCCGCTAATCTTTTTAGTCGGATTACAGGACGTTCTACTTGATGAGTGATATTACAGAATCTTTACAGTCGCGATATGCTGCTGCAAAAGGAAATTGGTTACTGTGGCGCTCCATTTATGACGAAGCTTATGCTTATGTCTTTCCACAACGTGACCCATGGCCTGATGAACAGTTCGAAGGTGTAAGAAAAAACACTCATGTCTTTGATATCACGGCGTGTAATTCTGCAAGACGTCTTGTCTCGCGCTTGCATAAAAACCTTATGCCTGCTGATCTTCAATGGTTTGAATTACAAGCGGGTGACTATGTTGTTAATCTGACAGAAAAGAATCAGCTTAATACTCAGTTGCAAATATTTACTGACATTATCTTTCGGACACTGAATGATTCTAACTTTAATCTTGTCATCAATGAACTCTTACAAGATTTAATCATCGGCACTGGCGGCATGATGATTTTAGAGGGTGATGATGATGAAGAACCAGTAAAATTTAAAGCAGTTGCTCCTAATACGTTTTATCCAGAAGCAGATGCCTTTGACAATATAGAAACTGTTTGGCGAGATTTTAATAAAGTATCAGGCCGTGATATTGAGCGTATTTGGCCTAAAGCGCGTATTACTGAGAATATGCGTTCTCGTATGAAAACCAATGAGTGTAGTGAATTTGATTTCATTGAAGGGTTTATTTATCTACCTGATAAGAAAAAATACCGTCATGTGGTATTAGAGCAGGGTGAGCATGATTATTTGGTAGATAATGAAGTAGAATCAACACCTTGGATTGTAGCACGTTGGGCGAAATGCTCTAATGAAGTAGGAGGACGCGGTGTTGTACTTGATGCCATGCCAACGATACGATCACTTAATGTATTGGTTGAAGAGATCATGCGAAATGTCGCACTCTCAACTTCCCCGCCATGGCTTGCGTCATCTGATGGCATCTTTAATCCTTATATGTTTGAGATTGCACCTAATAAAATAATACCGATTAATCAATCAAGCATGGGCAATCTACCTTTGCAGCGCTTAGATGTATCATCAGATATCCGGACAGGTAGCCTTGAGATGCAAGACATGCGGCAAATGATCAAAGATTGCCTGTTTGATAATCCCATTAGACCGATTACAGCGCCTGCTCAGACAGCGACCGAAATCCAAATTCGTCAACAGCAATTTATCGAAGAAATCGAACCAGCATTTGGGCGATTGAGTGTTGAGCTACTACCGAAAATTATAAATAGAGTCATACATATCCTACAAAAAAAAGGGCATTTGCCTAATCAATTAAGAGTTGATAACCGTTATGTATCTATTAAGTATAAGTCACCTATTGTACGTGGTGCGGATATTCAAAAGGTACAGAATTTAGGGCACTATGCTCAAATATTAGGTGGTATTGCGGGAGGAGAATCAGTAGTAGGTAGCTTAAAAGTATCTGATGTACCAGCATGGCTTGCTGATAAATTAGAAGTGGATGCAAGTTTGGTAAAATCACCGCTTGAGATTCAGCAAATGTTAAACATGGCGGTACAAGCATCGCTCCCACAAGACCCAGCAGCAAATGCTAATCCTCAAGCGCAATCTGGACAAGAGGCTTTAATGCAAGAAGCACAACAAGGTGGCATGCCAAATGGATAAAAGAGTATTAGAAAGTAAACGTTTAGTCTTCTTGGCGACAAAGTTATTTAAAGAAAATACAGAAGGTCGAGAATTTCTTGATCTCATGAAAAAGTTTCACGTTGAGACGCCTACATTTCCTATACCTGAGACTGAGATGGGAAAGATTGAACGTCATGGTGGCGCAATTGCTTGGGCTGCATTTCGTGAGGGAAATCTTGATATGATACGTAAAATAGAATTAATGAGTAATAGTGCTGAATATTTGAATGACCAACAGGAAGGTAAATAATGAGCGATAATTTAGTCGAACAAGCACAAGTTGAAGAATCGCAACCACAAGATGTAGTGCAAAATGAATCTCAAACGCAAGAAACCACTACATCTAGTGGTGACTCGTGGTATTTAGATGAAAACTTGCCAGGCAATGGAGACAAGCCTGAATGGTTGATTGAGAAATTTAAATCAGCCGCTGATCAAGCCAAAGCTTATGTAGAGCTTGAGAAAAAGTTAGGTGCGTTTAAAGGTGCGCCGGAAGAATATGTATTAGAAATTGAAGACCCAGAGTTAGAAGGGGTTAAGTTTGACAAAGAAAACCCAGTCTTACAAGACTTCCTTAAAGTGGCGAAAGAACAAGGTGTGTCCCAAGAATTTGTTGAGACAATGCTTAAGACTCATGCAAAAATCCAAAAGATGCAGCAGCCTAATTTTGAGAAAGAAATGGAAAAGTTAGGGGTCAATGGCAAGCAAGACCTACAGCTATTATTACAATGGGGTAGTAATAATTTATCTAAAGATGAATTACAGACTTTTAAAAACATGGTACGTACCGCAGATGATGTTAGAGTCTTTGAGAAAATTAGACGCCTTGCAACACGAGCTGAGACTCAACCCTCTAATCAACGAACACATGTTGAAAGCCCAGATAAGATTAAGCGCATGATTCATGATCCCCGCTATGAAACAGACCCCGTATTTCGGGATGAAGTTCGTGCCAAACTTGCCCAAGTTCTGCCAGAATAAGCATATCTTGACGGTTATTTAGTGAACAGCGTATCCTATATGTTAATTGGATAACGTTAGTTTTACGCTGTTTTCGCGCCCAGAAGGATTCTGGATAACGCAATCACTTCAGCCATAACGCCCAATTTGGAGTTGTACCATCGTCTTATGTAGTCAGCCCTCGTTTGAGGACAACTGATGAGCAGCGATAAGGAAATTACTGTTTATTTATTGTCTTTTAACAAGGAGTGTTGACTATGTCTGCATCTTTATCTCAAGTCGATCAAACGATTTTTGACGAACAGGTCAAAAAAGAATATCAAGCATCTGGTTTTAACCTCAGAAATGCCGTGCGTTTACGTCAAAACGTACAAGCAACTACGGTATCTTTTCGTAAAGTAGGAACCGTAACCGCAGAACAATATGCGTTTCAGAGCGCTGTTGTCTATCAAGACCCAGGATACAACAAGGTAGATGTGAATTTGATACCTTATCGTGCTCCTACCTTGATCGATGATTTACAACAATTCTTATATAACTTTGATGAACGAAAAGAAGACGCGCAATTAGTTGCCATGGCACTTGGCCGTCGTTCTGATCAACTAGTCATTGATGCGCTTAATTCTTCAGGCACCACAAATGTGATTGTACATGGCAGCACTGGCATGACATTTGCGAAAATCGCAGAAGCTGCGGCAATTTTTGATACTCTCAATGTTCCTGTTGAAGATCGCCATATTGCATTATCCGCTCGTGCTGCTGCTGATTTAATGGCTGAAGAAAAGTTCACCAGTTCTCTATACTTAAATATTGATTTAGTTAAGTCTGGAAACCTAAACGGTAACTTTGCATTAGGCTTTAACTTTCATGTCATTGGAAACATGGCAGAAGGTGGCTTGCCATTAAATGGTACAACACGTACTAATTTTGCATGGCATTCAAAAGCTATTGGGATGGCAACTGGTAAAGATTTCTCAACCATCATCGAACGCGTACCGCATTTGGACAGTTGGCAGGTGCTGGCGAAAATGTATGCAGGCGCTGTCGCTGTGGACAATACGGGTATCGTTGAAATTGAAAGCGTTGAATCTGTGTAATCTTAACCAAATTTTAGGAGTGTAAACCATGGCTTTTGACTTAGATAATTTTGACAAAGCATCTCAAGAAGGCTTAACGAACGTTCCAAGACTTTGGTCTTATAAGTCTACGACCGATGCAATTGCAGCAATT